CAGCAAAGATCATCACTGAGGCAGGGCAACCTACTTCTAGGCAAGAAGCTAAGGCACATACCTTTGCGCCTCTCTACGGAGCTACAGGGTTCGGTAGAACGAAAGCTGAGGCAGAGTATTACACACACTTTATGGATAAATACAAAGGCATAGCTAAGTGGCATAAGAAACTAGGAGACGAGGCTATAAACCTTGGCAGAATAAAGATACCTTCAGGTAGGCAGTATGCTTTTCCTGATGTAGAGAGAAGGGCAAGTGGAACTCCAACACACTTTACCATGATTAAGAACTATCCTGTTCAGGGTTTTGCTACAGCAGATATAGTTCCTATTGTAATGTTGGAGATTGAGACTAGATTAAATGGTTACAAGAGTATGTTAGTAAACAGTGTGCATGACTCTGTGGTATTAGATGTGCATCCGTTAGAGCAGAAGGATGTATTAGGTATTATAGATGATGTAAACAAAAACTTAAAGAGTATAGTAGAGTCCTACTACAACATCGATGTTAATGTTCCGTTATTACTTGAGTCAAAAATAGGTGATAATTGGCTTGACGTTAAAGATGTAGTCTGATAAAATTCGTTTCATAATTTAGGAGAATATACATATATGGAAAACGCATTAGACATAATTGGTAAATCCCCTGCTGACTTGGCAGAGTTGATGGGGATGTCAAACGCTCCTGCAAAAAGCACATCAGCTTTAGCAGAGATTAAACAAGTACATCAGAATGTGATGGGTACAAAGGAAGTAGAAGGCGAGACTATGGAAGTAGCTATAGTCAAGGCAGGAGCTTTCTCTGTTACGTTTCCTGATGATACAATCTATTACAGCAATAAGGTAACTATTCGCCCCTTCATGCAGCGCTTTCAGTTTCAGCGCTATGATAAGCACTATCAGAAGCCTGATGGTGGTGAAGGTAGAATGTTACGAACTGTAATGGCAACGTCTTTGAATGGCGATCTGAAGGACAACTATGGTACATTTAACTGTGGTAGACCTTCAGGCTACGTTAAGGACTTCAAAGCGCTGCCACAAGAGACACAAGACCTCATGCGATCTGTTGATAGGTTCAAGATTGTGTTTGGTCTGTGTACACTTGACAAAGCTAAGGATGCCGATGGTAAACCTGTGGATGTTAAAGAGTTCCCTTTCTTGATGAGGATTAAGAACAGAGATAGCTTTAAGGCTATGACGGATATGTTCAATCAGATTCAGAGAAAGAATAGGCTTCCCATTCAGCACCTGTTACATCTTGGCTCAGAAGTAAAGAGTATACCTAGTGGCGCAACTTATGCTGTGGTTAAGCCTGTATTAGGTAAAGTAGTAGAGATTACCACTGATGACCAAGAAGTGCTGAATAACTTTGTTGAGTGGGTTGAGGCTATGAACTCAATAACAATCAGCAAATGGGAGGAGCATCGTAGACCTGAGGAACTATCTGATCAGGAAGACGAGATTGCTGCTGACATTGTTGAGATTGAGGAGTAGTCTATGAACCATCCTGCAGAAGTGGCGATCCACACTTTTTTACAAAACGTCATGCTAGGCAAAGCTAGTATGGATAAGGATATTCTTAACCTCGTATCCAAGGATGTAGAGGAGGCTTTGGGTCGTCAATTCTCAGGGGAGAAGAGGAAGTTTAAACTTCGTATGTCTAACATTGGACGTAAGAAATGTCAGCTGTGGTTTGAAAAGAATCACCCTGACGAAAAGATTTCCGACTCTCCTTACTTTCTTATCAACATGGTTCTTGGGGATATAATAGAGGCTGTATTTAAAGGTTTACTAAGAGCAGCAGACGTACCGTTTGGTGATAGTGAACAGGTTTCTTTACCTCTTGAGGGGGGACATGTTGATGGGACATATGACCTCGTACTAAATGGAAAGGTTGACGATGTTAAGTCAGCCTCTCCTTGGGCATACGAAAATAAATTTACAGACTTTGAAACGCTGCAGAGCAAAGACAGCTTTGGGTATGTGTCACAACTCGTTGGCTACTCAAAAGCGAAAGGTGTTCCTGTTGGTGGATGGTGGGTTGTAAACAAAGCAAACGGAAACTTTAAATACATTAGTGCTAGTGGTGTAGATGCTGAAGAAGAGCTGAAGAAGATACAAGACACTGTGGACTACATAAATAAAGACGAGCCATTTGAGAGATGCTACGAGCCTGTAGCTGAGACTTACTATGGTAAGCCTAGTGGTAATATGAAACTAGGTATTGAGTGTAGTTTCTGCTCTTACAGAGATAAGTGTTGGGACAATCTTCAAGTTCTTCCATCAAAAGTTTCTAAGTCGGCTACACCACCTTTGATAAATTATGTAAAACTAGCCGATGCCCAAAATACACTTTAGGAGCAAGTTTGAGGAGAGCGTGGCAAAAGAGCTGCGCCTTCTCAAGCAAAGGATTCGATATGAAAAGATGTCTATCAGATACGCAGTACAAATGTTTAGACTCTATAAGCCTGACTTTGTTCTTAACAATGGTATTATTATTGAGGCGAAAGGGTGGTTCAAAGCCAAAGATAGGGTAAAGCACCTGCTAATACAGGAGCAGTATCCTGAGCTAGATATACGCTTTCTGTTTCAAAACGCATACAATGTTATTAACAAAGGATCAAAGACTAGATACTGTGATTGGTGTGATAAGTATGGATTTAAATGGACAGACAAGGAGATACCTAAAAAATGGTTGACAGAAAAGAAGAAAAGAATACAACTAGGGACACTGAGCAAGTGGAAGTAGATAAAGTTAACAGCCCTCCACACTACAATAATGGTGGTATGGAGTGTATTGATTATATTCAGCAGCAACTAGGTGAAGAGTTTTCTTCCTATTGTCAGGGCAATGTAATAAAATATCTTCACCGTTGGCGCTATAAGAATGGTATAGAAGATTTGAAAAAGGCAGAGTGGTATCTCAAAGCAATGATTAGAGATATAGATAACAGGAGTATGTTAGGATGAAGTTTAAGATTACAGCAGAGGTTGAGATAGATGATGAGTCTAGCCATCTACCTGTAACCTGTGATTCAGCATCTAAGAAAAAAGAGGGTGAAAAAGTTATATCTGATATAGTAAAAGATCTTCTCTATGATATGGACGACATTGAAATTAACAGCATAAAGGTAACAAAGGTATGAACGATTATCAAAAATTTATAGCCATTTCTAGATACGCTAGGTGGCTGCCAAACGAGAATAGAAGAGAAACATGGGAAGAAACTGTCAGCAGATATGTTGACTTTATGTCGTTGAAGGTAAAGGGAAACTTACCTATCGCTCAGTTAAAGGACTCTATAACCAAACTAGAAGTTATGCCGTCTATGAGAGCGTTGATGACAGCAGGTCTTGCTCTTGAGAGAGATAACACTGCAGGGTACAACTGTAGCTATTTGCCTGTAGATGATCCAAAGTCTTTTGATGAAGCAATGTACATACTGTTATGTGGGACAGGAGTTGGATTCTCTGTGGAAAGACAGTATGTTAATCAGCTGCCTGAGATACCACAAACAATAGAACAGGTAACTACTGTTATAGAGGTACAGGACAGTAAAGAGGGATGGGCAAAAGCACTACGCAAGCTTATAGGACATTTGTATATGGGTGAGTCTCCACATTGGGACGTATCAAAGATTAGACCTGCAGGTTCTAGGCTACAAATTTTTGGTGGCAGAGCATCAGGTCCAGGTCCTTTGGTTGATTTATTTAACTTCACAACGGCTTTATTTAAACACAATGCAGGACGCAAATTGTCTAGCTACGATTGTCACAATCTAATGTGTAAGGTTGGAGAGGTTGTCGTATCAGGTGGTGTTAGACGTTCTGCTATGATTAGTTTATCTAACCTATCTGATGGACGCATGAGACACGCTAAGTCAGGACAGTGGTGGGAGACAGCACCACAGATGGCACTCTCTAATAACTCTGTATGCTACACTGACAAGCCTGATGGGGAGACATTCTTGAGAGAGTGGACAGCACTTGTGGAATCAAAGTCAGGAGAGCGTGGTATATTTAATCGAATATCTGCAAAGGAACAGGCAAAGAAGTTTGGCAGGAGAGATGCTGACTATGAGTTTGGAACTAATCCTTGCAGTGAAATAATACTTAGACCTTATCAGTTCTGTAACTTAACAGAAGTTGTAATACGAGAGAAAGATAAGTTTGATGATCTGAAGAGGAAGGTAATGCTTGCGACTATACTTGGCACAGCACAGGCTACCTTAACTAAGTTCCCTTATCTGCGTAAGGTATGGAAGAACAACACTGAAGAAGAAAGACTACTAGGTGTTAGCCTTACAGGGATAATGGATAACGAATTGACTAGTGGAAAGAAACATGGACTTGATAAGACGCTTGAAGCACTACGGCAGATCGCTGTTGAAACGAACAAAGAGTGGGCAGCAATCTTTGGAATCCCACAAAGCACAGCAATCACCTGTGTCAAACCAAGTGGGACAGTATCACAGCTTGTGGACTCAAGCAGTGGTATCCACCCTCGTCATAGTAGTTATTATATCCGTACCGTTAGGGGCGATAATAAAGATCCTCTTACTAACTTCATGGTAGATAGTGGGATACCTAGCGAACCTGATGTAATGAAACCTGATACACAGACGGTGTTTAGCTTTCCTATGAAGTCACCTCGAAAATCAGTTATGAGAGACGATATGACAGCCATAGAGCAGCTACGAACGTGGCTCACGTATCAGAGGCATTGGTGTGAACACAAGCCGTCAGTGACCATTTCTGTGCGAGATGACGAGTGGATGGAAGTAGGAGCATTTGTCTTCAAACATTTTGACGAGATGTCAGGTGTATCATTCTTACCACACTCCGATCATACTTATCAGCAAGCACCCTATCAGGAATGTACAGAAGAAGTATACAATGATTTTAGCAGTAAGTTCGGACATATAGATTGGACTAAGTTTCAGAGTTATGAGAAGGAGGATAACACACAATCTTCTCAGACGTTTGCTTGTTCAGGCGACTCATGTGAAATAGTGGATATTACATGAAGCCATACGAGCAAGGATACAGTGTCTTTGTGAGAGGTAAACTCTCTGAGGGAACAAAGATGCTGAGAGGTAATCCCTTTCACCTTGGAAGTGTAGCTTCTAAAGAATGGGAACGTGGCTTCAATGCTGCGTA